GTTGTCATCATAAGAGATTTAGATGATAGACTATCACTCAGACACAAATTCGTAGTTGATGAGTGGCTAAAAAGTGATAAAGATATACATATTATTAGAGATCATCCTAATCATTTATATCCAATAATGGCAGGGCTATGGGGAAGTAGAAACGGTAAATTAAAAGGACTAATAAATGCCATAAATTTATGGTCAAATAAAGATTACTACACAACAGACCAAGACTTTTTAAGAAATGTTTTATATAACCAAACATTCATAGAAAAATTAATGATACATGATACATTTCATAAAGATTTAGGAATAGAAAAAGATATAGAAATGAATAGAATAGACTTTGAATTTTTAGGAGATTCATTTGATGAAGATGATAATAGAGTAAAAGAATATTCAGAAATAATTAGAAGATATGAAGAAAATAAAAATTAATTTTACCGACTTTTGGGGAGGATTTGACAAAACAAATAATTACTTCTATAATCTTTTAAAAGAAGAATTCTATGTAGAAATATCAAATAATCCAGAATATTTGTTCTTTTCAATATTTGGAAATCAACATCAAAATTTTAATTGTGTTAAAATATTTTATACGGGTGAGAATATAGAACCACCTTTAGGATATTGTCAATATTCATTTTCTTTTGACTATTTAGATGATGCTAGGAATTATAGATTACCACATTATTTACTTTATGATGGATATTATGATCTATCTATGCCTAAACTATTAGAAGGATCATTATCTAATAGGAAATTTTGCAACTTTGTTGCATCAAATGGAAATTGTGAGGAGAGAAATAAATTTGTTGAACAACTATCTAAGTATAAAAAAGTAGACTGTGGAGGTAGATGGATGAATAATATTGGATATGTGGTATCTGATAAGAGAAAATTTCAATCAGAATATAAATTCTCAGTCGCATTTGAAAATAATGCTTATAGATATCAACATCCAGGATACACAACAGAGAAAATAATGGAACCAATGACTGTAAATTCAATTCCTATTTATTGGGGTAATCCATTAATTTATAAAGACTTTAATACAAAATCATTTATTAATTTTTATGACTTTGGAAGTATGAATAAAATGATTGAATATATTGTAGAGCTAGACAGTTATGATGATAAATATTTAGATATGCTAAAACAACCTTGGTTTCTAGAGTATAATATACCAGAAAATAATAAGATTGAGAATATTAAGAAATTCCTATACGGAATTTTTATTTAAAAAAAACAAGACTATGAAAATTGATAAAATTTTATTTGTTTCTGATTCAAATATGACATATTTAGGATTTTGGAATTCGGTTTCAAAATATTACAAAACAAGATTTGGATTAGACTGTAAACTATTTTTTATCGGAGAAAAAAATTCTGAAAATGAAAAACATTTATCAGAAGATTATGGTGAAGTAGAAATAGTTAAACCATTAGATAATATTCCGGTAATTATACAGGCATTGTGGGCTAAATTTTGGTTTACACAAACTGAACCAGATACTAAATGGTTAATTGGTGATATTGATTTGTATCTTCTAAATAAAGAATATTTTGAAAATACAATAGATTCAATCCCAGATGATTTATATGGACATATCAATGGTCAGACTAATTGGGGAGAAGGATCAGATTTGCCCGGATATTTCCATTGTGGAAGTGGGAAAAAATTCAAAGAGTATATGCAGCTATCAGATTCCTTTGAAGAAGATTGTCTGTATATATTGAATTCAAAGAAATATGGAATTTTATACAATGGATTGATCGGTGGATTATGGAAAAATTTAGAAAGTGCACCAGATAGAATAAAAGACAAACCAGATTATGGATTTATTTGTTGTGAAGAAAATCTAAGTACAGAAAGATTATTTAAGTTTAAATATAAAATAAAAGCCATTCCTTATCCAGAAAATCTCACAAGACTTGAAACTGAATATGCTACTGTTGGTCAACAAACACCAAGTGACTATGACTTTAATAGAATTTTTAATTTGGATAATAAAGATGTTTATATAGACCTTCACTCACCAAGACCGTATAGTATATTTGGTGAAAGAATAGAAAAAGTAATTTCTAATTATGTATAGTATTTCTAGATGGGGTGGAAGATTTGGAAATAATATACAACAAATATCAAATGCTATTTTTTTTTGTGAGAAAAATAAATTGAATTTCAAATCACCACCTAACGATTTAATAAATTCATTTAGTTTGAATTATGGTTCACTTGATTGTCCACCAAAAATATTCTTTTTCCATGTTGATAGTAAGTTAGGAAATGGAAATTCAGACTTTTTAGTAGATTTGAATGAATTAAGGAACAAAAGAAGATCAATATGTAAAAATATAATATTTAACCATCTGAAAATTAACTTTGATGATATCAAAAAATTAGATTCTGATGTAGCTGTTATACATATTAGAAGCGGTGATATCTTTATTAGAGAAAATTACTATTGTTCGGTTATCTCTAGTTATGTTCAAAACCCACTTAGTTTTTATTTAGAAATTATTGAAAAATATAATAAGGTTATAGTTTTAACAGAAGACTATAATAATCCTGTAGTTAGTGAACTTTCTAAATTAGATAAAGTGGATGTCAGAATATCTGAAGTTCAAACAACAATTGAAGTATTATTATCATCACAAGTCATAATAACATCAGGTGTTTCTAGTTTTTCAATTGCTTGTGCGCTTCTTTCACAAAACATTAAAAAGTTATATTGTTCAAGTTTATATTTAGATGAAGTATTAAATTATAATGAATTTAGAGATGATGAAGTTGAGGTAATAATCAAAAATATAGACCAAGATAGATATATCAAATATGATAATTGGTTAAATACCAAAGATCAAAGAAAATTAATGATAGACTATAAATGAGTATAAAATTCATAACATATTCAAGTGATGAGCCATATGATACATATGCAAAAAACCTATTAAATCAAGCATCTGAACAATTTGATGGCATATCACACTATAAATCAGACGATATAAAAGATTTCAAATCTAAAAACCAAAATCTATGGGATTATAATAAAGGAGATGGTTTTTGGACTTGGAAGCCATATGTGATAAAAAAAGAACTGGAAAAAGTAGAAACCGGAGATATTATTGTTTACTGTGACACCAGATATATTATAACCGGTGATATATATTCACCCATTAAAGAACACTTTATTGAAAACAGTGATGATTTCTTTGTGTTAAATACACACCATTTTGTTTCTAGCTCACTTCAAATTGAGGCTATGTGGGCAAAAGGAGATGCTTACCACCTAATTGGAGTTGATATGAACGATGCTAGATATCCACACCAAATATGGTCAGGATTTATATGTTTAAGAAAAAGTCAAAATTCAGTTAGTATAATAAATCAATGGTTAGATTATTCAGAAGATGAAAGGATTATTACAGATAACCCAAATGTATTACAAAGTAATCATCCTATTTTTAGAGAAAATAGATATGATCAAACAGTTTTGAGTTTAGTGTTGAAGAAAAATAACTTACACATGAAGGAGTCAAAATTGTCAAATTTATTATCTGGATACCCACACTCATCATTGATACATAGAGTACCTGGAACATAAAATAAAATTAAAAATGGTAGTAGGTAACGGCCTAATAGCCAAATCATTCAAGTCCTATTTGGAAAAGGATGACGTGATAATATTTGCATCTGGTGTTTCAAACTCTTCTATATCAGAGAAAGATAATATATCTTTTCAAAGAGAGAAAGACTTGATAAACGAGTATTTAAAATATAAAGACAAAAAATTTATATACTTTAGTACTTGTAGTATCTCAGATGTGAGTAAAATAAATCCATACATAGAACATAAAATTAAAATGGAAAAGCTAATTGAGTCTAACCATGATAACTATTTAATATTTAGATTACCAATAGTTATTGGAGTATCAGATAACAATAACACTTTTTTTAATAATATCAAGTTAAAGATAATAAAAGGTGATACTATTACCATTTATAATAATATAAGTAGATACATCATAGATGTTGATGACTTATCAAATATTCTACCAACATTTATAGAAAATGATAAAAATAGAATAATAAATGTTTGCTTTAATAATAAAGATTTTGTTTCTAATATAATTGAAACAATGGAGTATATTCTATGTAAAAAATGTAATAAGATATTCAAAGATATTGGATATAATTCTGATATAGATAATGGGTATTTTATATCTAAATTAGAATCAATGAATTATATATTTGATACTAATTATAATATAAATGTATTAAAAAAATATTGTATAAAATGAAATATATTTGCCAACACCTTGGACTAGGTGACCACCTTATAACAAATGGATTAATACGAACACTTATTGTAGAAAGTAATCGATATACTATGTTCGTTAAACCAGAATATGTACAGTCTGTTAAATTTATGTTTAGAGATTTACCTAACATTGAATTTTTAGAAGGTAGTGCTGATTCAGCAATTGATTTTCTAATATCAAATAATATAAATAATAATGATGTTATATACGCCGGATTTCATTGGGTGGATAGATATGGATCCACATTTGAGGAAAATTTCTATTTACAAAATAATGTACCATTTGAAAATAAATGGTCAAAATTTTATGTAAATAGAAATACTAAAAGAGAAGATGATTTATTTGAAAAATATAATATAAACGAGCCTTATATATTTGTACATCAAGATATAAGTCGAAATTTGAAAATAAGTGAACATAAGTTACCAAATTTAAGAATAATAGAACCAGATTTTTCATATACAGATAATATATTTGACTATTGTAAAATAATTGAGAGGTCTGAGTCAGTTCATTGCATTGAAAGTTCTTTTTTACTATTATGTGATTTAATGAGAATGAATGATAAAATATATTTACACTTATACTCAAGAATACATCCTGAGAAATTCTTCATGCCAACTTATAGAAATGTAAGATATATAAATTAAAATAGAAAATAAAAAATAAAAATGGAAGACGTACAAGGACAAATAACACCAGATACTTTAAGAGGAATGGCTATTAAATCAACTATACAAAAAAATAATTGTACTAAAATAGTAGAAATAGGAACCTGGAAAGGAATGGGAACAACACTCTGTATATTAGAAAGTATGCAAGATGATTGTGACTTTATCACATTAGAAAGTGATATAACTATGCATGAGATTGCTAAGAATAATCTTAAAGAACATAAAGATAAATTAAAAATGATATATGGATCAATATCTGAAATATCTGAAGTAAATGAATTTGTTTCGGATGCTTATTTAGATGACCAACAAAAAGGTTGGTTAGATTTGGATATAGAAAATATTAAAAACTGTCCAAATGTTTTAAATCTACTTCCGGAATCAATAGATTTTTTATTATTAGATGGTGGAGAATTCTCAACCTACTCTGAATGGATGAAATTAAAATCAAGAAGTGAAATTGTAGCACTTGATGATATTAACTGCCTAAAAACTCGTAGAATATTTAACGAACTTAGTAATGATTCAAACTATGTTTTATTACATGTGATAAACGAAGTAAATGGATTTGCTATTTTTCAAAAAGTAAAATAATTATGATCGATTGGATTCAAGGTGAGAGATTTATAAGTCTAAAAAATGAAAAAATATTCTTCTGCAAAACAGAACATGTAAATAATTTCTTTATAAATTGTGATAAGACTAAACCATTCATTATGATATCACACTGTAGTGATGGTTCTGTAACAGACAATCCAAGAGCTTATAACTTTTTAGAAGAGAAACACCACGCGGACGTGAGATTGATGCCAGACAATTGTAAGAAGTGGTTTGCTTGTATGGTTGATTATGAACAATACAAAGAAAAAAGAATAGTACCACTCCCATTAGGCGTTGAGAATAATGTCAATTTTATTAATGAGGGTAAGAGGGATTTCCTAATTCGAGAAATTGGTAACAATGTTGATAAATATGAAGACAAATTGGTATTTGTTAACTTTAAGATTTCGAACAACTATTCTGAAAGAATTGATGCATTTAACTCTATTAAAGATAGTGATTTTTGTACCATAACAAATTCTATGTTCACAAGAGAACAACTGGATAAACCAAAGGAACTTTTCCCACATATAGATAAATTAAATTATGATGAATTTGTTAAGGAAATACACAAACATCACTTTATGCTTTGTCCAGTTGGTAATGGGTTAGATTCTCATCGTCTTTGGGAGGCATTATATTTGGGTTGTATACCAATCACGAGAAGAATAACAAACTATAATGAATACGAGGATAAAATTCCAATTTTATTTTTGGATAAATGGAGTGATATAAATAAAGATTTATTATTAGAAAAAAAGGTTGAAATACAAAACAAAATTAAAAATGGGTTCTATAACTTAGAACTTTTGAGTTTTTCCTATTGGGAAAATTTAATAAAACAGGAGTGTTAAAATAATATATGGTAAATTAAAATAATAATATGAAAAAAATATCTTTTTTTGGTGGCTCAAGTGGTCTAGGAACTAAAGTTTTAAACGATTTATCTGCATATGATGTTGATGTCGTATCTTCAAAAAATTTGAACTTAAAAGATGATGAGTCTATTCTCAAATATTTCACTAACAAGGAATTGGATGTTGCAATAATATTTAATAATTTGAATTATAATTGTTTTATTCACAAATACAACAGAGATAATACAAAAATTTTGGATGAACAAATAAGTGTGAACATAACAGGTGTTGTGAAATTAATTTCAGAGTGTCTTAAAATAATGAGAAATCAAAGATATGGTAGGATAATATTAGCCTCTAGTGTAACTGTTACAACTAAGGTTTTGGGTACAGGTATATACTCATCTTGTAAAGCCTTTTATGAGTGTCTAGTTAAAAATATAGCACTGGAAAATGCTTCTTTTGGTATAACTGCAAATTGTATACAACTAGGTTATATGGATGGCGGATTGACCTATACTTTATCTGACGATATGATAAATGATACGATAAATATTATTCCAACAAAAAGACTTGGTACAAGTCAAGAAATTTCAGAAACAATAAAATTACTCATAAATAATGAATACATAAATGGCACAACAATAAAATTAACTGGCGGATTATGAATTTTAATAAAATTGGAAATGACGTATTTATATCTGATTTGAGTGTAATTACTAGACCCAACTTAGTATCCCTTGAAAGTCATATTGCTATAGATCAATTTGTTACCATAACTACTCAAGCGGAAATAGGAAATTATGTGCATATAGCACCTTGTTGTAGTATTATAGGTGGTAAAAATTCCAAAATAATTATGATGGATCATAGTGGTATGGCAGCAGGTTCGAGAGTTATAGCTGGTAGTGCAGATTTCCATGGGGGTGGACTTACAAATCCACAAGTACCAAGTGAATATAAGACTGAAGTAACTACAACAGTAATATTTGAAAAATTTTCAATTTTAGGAACTAATGCTGTGGTTATGCCTGGAATTACTTTAGGAGAAGGTTCAATAGTTGGTGCGAATTCTGTTGTTACAAAAAATACAGAACCTTGGACAATTTATGTCGGATCTCCTGCAAAACCAGTAAACAAAAGAGATAAGGGTGATATAATTAAATATTATGAACTTCTTAAAAATAAATAGAACATGTATAAAATATTCAGTAAAAAAGATCCAAATAAATTATTACACATAATAGTTAGAAAATCAGATATAAAATCTGGTAGGATTGATTTAGTACCTGGGGAAAACTTCCTACAATGCGCATTACTTAATATGGAAAATGGTAAAACTTTCCCACCACATAGACATATTTGGAAAAACAGAAAAAGAGATGTGATAGCACAAGAAAGTTGGATAGTAATTCAAGGATGTGTTAAGTGTATTCTTTATGATTTGGATGATCAAATAATAGACACACCAATTCTTTATCCTGGAGATGCATCATTTACTTTGGAGGGTGGTCATACTTATGAAATATTAGAGGATGATACAATAGTTTATGAGTACAAAACTGGACCCTATGAGGGGAAGGAATATGATAAAAAGTTTTTATAGATATGAGTTTTACAATAGTTAAAGAATTTGAAACAGAGATAGCATCTTTTTTTGGATGCCCTTATGCAATAGCTGTTGATTGTTGCACACATGCTATTGAACTATGTCTTAGACATAAAAATGTATCTTCTATTCAAGTACCAAAGAGGACCTATATTTCAGTCCCATTTTTATCCCATAAACTAAATATAAATTTAGAATGGAAGGATGAAAATTGGATAGATTATTATTATTTAACTGAAAATGTCATAGACGCTGCTGTTCTTTGGAAGAAAAACAGCTATATACCTGGTACATTTATGTGTTTAAGTTTTCAGTATCAAAAACATTTATCACTTGGAAGGGGTGGGATGATTTTGACTGATAATCTCGAATCTTATGATCAATTAAAAAAAATGTCTTATGATGGTAGAATACCAGAAATACCTTGGAGGGAACAAAATATATCTTCCATGGGATATCACTACTATATGACACCCGAGACCGCAAAGTCTGGATTGGAAAAATTACCTTTAGCAATTGTGAATACTCCTAGAAAGTGGACTCTTACCGATTGGCCAGACTTGACTGAAATGGAAATATTTAAAAAATAATTTAAAAATAAAAGTGAATAACAAGAAGAAAGCTTTCATAACTGGTATATCTGGACAAGATGGTTCATATTTAACAGAGTATTTATTATCTTTGGACTATGAAGTCCATGGTATAGTTAGAAGAAGTTCTGTAACAGAGAACCAACAAAATAGATTAGAACATTTGAGAGATAAAATAAATATCTATTATGGAGATTTACTTGATCAATCAAGTATAGATCGATTATTATATAATTTACAACCAGATGAGATTTATAACTTGGCAGCACAGAGTCATGTTAGGATAAGTTATGAGATTCCTAATTTTACTTCACAAGTAAATGCAATTGGAGTTCTTAACATATTAGAATCGTATAGAACGTATTGTCCAAATTCCAAATTTTATCAAGCATCATCATCTGAAATGTTTGGATCTTCTGTAGATTTTGATGGTTTCCAAAGGGAAACCACACCAATGAACCCAGTTTCTCCATATGGGTGTTCTAAAGTTTTTGGATATAACATAGTAAGAAATTATAGGAATGCCTATAAACTACACGCCTCCAATGGAATACTTTTTAATCATGAATCTCCTAGGAGGGGAACAAACTTTGTAACTAATAAAGTTGTCAAAACAGCTGTGGAAATAAAACTTGGATTATCACCTTTACTGGTATTGGGTAACATGGACTCTTATAGGGATTGGGGTCATTCATATGATTATGTGAGAGCTATGCATTTGATACTTCAACAAGAATCACCAAATGATTATGTTGTATCCACTGGTGAAACGAGGTCTGTAAGGGATATGTGTGAATATGTATTTGGTAAACTAAATTTGGATTATAAGAAATATGTTGTTCAAGATGAGAAATTTTTGAGACCAGAAGAATTACCTTACTTAAGGGGTGATTCAAGTAAGATAAGAACTGAACTTGGTTGGTCCCCCAAATATTCTTTTTCTGAAATGATGGATGAAATGATAGAATACTGGTTTTCAATACTGAAAAAATAGTTTTATGATCACAGTAGATTTTAATTTTATTTTAGACAAAAGTAATATTGGAATTGGAAACAATATGTTCCAATACTGTATTTGTCGTATAATTGCTGAAAAAAATGGTTATAATTTTCATATAAAAAATGATAGTTCATTTACTGAAATAAAAATTTTTTTCCCTGATTTGGATTTGGGAGTACAAGATGGTGAAATTAAGTATCATTACTCTGATACAGAAATGCAAATTTTCAATGAAGAAATATTCAATATACCAGATTTTACTAAAATAATTGGTTATTTCCAATCAGAAAAATATTTTCTTGGATATGAGCATAAGATAAAATCTTGGTTCAAATTAGAAATGGATGAGAAAACAAAGAATATTTTAGAATTATATAGAAAAGATCAATATTGTTACGTGCATTTCAGAGGCGGTGATTATAAAAATAATAGTAATTTGTTACCAAAAATCTACTATGATTTAGCAATGCAAGAAATGGCTAAAGAAAAAGATATAAAATTTCTTGTAATAACTGATGATTTGGATTTGGCTAAATTGTATTTTCCATCAACCGAAATAATAAGCAATGATACTTTAACGGATTTCAAATGTTTATATTTTTCCAAATACTCTATAATATCAAATTCAAGCTTTTCTTGGTGGACATCTTGGTTGAGCGATAAGGAAAAGTCCGTGGCTCCATCGAAATGGTTGAATTATAATAAAGATGGAGAAATATGGCATCCATTTGATATAAAAACAAAAAAATTTATTTATGTTTGATTTAATTGATTATAAAAAAGACAAGAATGCTACATCAATACCTTGGATTGAATCTCCATTCTTTTATGATTTACTTGATTGCACAAGTTTGACCGAATACCAAAGAGACAGAGCTATAAAATTTCACGAAGATGGATATTTGGTTTTGGATCTTGAATTGGAAGAAGAATTTATTGAATCTTGTATAAAAGATATGTACTCTGGACTTGAAAGAGATAATGCAAAATTTCAAGCGGATTTTTATACTTATTCTGACAGTCCGCGATTATTTGAAGAATGGAGGGAGTCCGAAAATATTCGTCAGCTTTGTCTAAACAAAAAATTGATTGATGAATTGGAATTCTTATATAACAAAGAAGCTTTTCCATTTTCAACTATAAATTTCATAAAGGGATCTAATCAACCTCTCCATAGTGACTCAATACACTTTAACACAATTCCACAATCTTGGATGAGTGGTGTTTGGATAGCTCTTGAGGATACAAATACTGAAAATGGCACTTTGAATATAGTACCTGGTAGTCATAAATGGCCAATTATAGACTACACCTCTTTGAATTTTGAACATCCTGACTTAATTCAAAATGGAGAGATGGAGAACTACAGAAAGTATGAACATTTTATAGAACAACTTGTTGAGACAAAAAATGGAGTTGTAACCCCAATAAGTTTGAAAAAAGGAGAAGCTTTGATTTGGTCGGCCAATCTATTACATGGTGGCATGGAGATTAAAGACAAGTCAAAAACTAGATTGACTCAAGCTATTCACTATTTCTACAAAGATTGTAAGAAGTATTACCACCCCATGTTTTCCAATATATACGAGGGAAAATATGCTTTGAAATGGTGTAATGAGGAGAATAATATTAAAAAACATTAAAATAACACTTTGACCTTTTATGATAGAAATTGATTATTTAATTGTTGGATGTGGTTTATTCGGAGTTACTTTCGCTAGAGAAATGACAAACCACGGTAAAAAATGTTTGATAATAGATAAGAGAAATCACATAGGTGGTAATGTTTACACCAAAAATGAAGATGGGATTAATGTCCATGTTTATGGTCCACACATATTTCACACATCGGATAAAAGAATATGGGATTATGTTAATAAGTATGCCACTTTTAATAATTTTAGATATGAACCAATTGCTAAATTTAGAGATGAGGTTTATAACTTACCATTCAATATGAATACTTTTAGTAAGATGTGGGGTGTTGTAAATCCACAAGAAGCTATGAGTAAAATAGAATCACAAATTGTTAATATTGACAATCCCAAAAATTTGGAAGAATTCGCACTATCAAAAGTTGGTATAGATATTTATGAGAAGTTAATAAAAGGATATACAACAAAGCAATGGGGAACCGATCCTAAAAATCTACCAAGTTCTATAATAAAGAGAATACCACTTAGATTTACATATGATAACAATTACTATTATGATACATATCAAGGTATACCTATTGGTGGATACACAAAAATGATAGAAAATATGATAGGTGATATAGAGGTTAAATTAGAGGTTGATTATCTAAGTAATAGGAATTATTATGATTCTTTAGCTAATAATATAGTTTATACTGGTAAAATAGATGAGTTTTTTAATTATAGATTTGGAGAATTAGAGTATAGAAGTTTAAAATTTGAAACTGAGATATTGAATATCAAAGACTATCAAGGAGTTGCAGGTGTTAACTATACTGGCTTAGATGTGGAGTGGACTAGAATAATAGAACACAAACATTTTGAAATGTTAAATACTAACAATACTATAATAACAAAAGAATATCCACAAAAATTTGATAAAAATAACATACCTTATTACCCAATAAATGATGATAAGAATAATAAAATTTATCAAAAATATAAAGAACTTTCACTGACTTATCCGAATATAATATTTGGTGGAAGATTAGCTGAATATAAATACTATGATATGCACCAAATTATAGGATCAGCATTAGCAAAAACAAAAAGAATAAAGAATAAAGAATAAAAATAATAATAACAGAAAATGAATATTTCAAAGAGGTTTCTAAATATGATATTAATAATAGATTTAACAAAATTAAATAAATATGAATAAAATTGCATTAATAACCGGTATAACCGGACAAGACGGCTCATACTTAGCAGAGATACTACTATCAAAAGGCTACCAAGTACATGGAATTAAAAGAAGAAGTTCTATTTTTAACACAGATAGAATTGACCACTTATATAAAGATAAACATGAATCTTCCAATTTCTTTTTACACTTTGGTGACTTAACTGACGCAACTAATTTAATTAGAATTATTCAAGAGGTTCAACCAGATGAAATCTATAACTTGGCTGCTCAATCTCATGTTAAAGTAAGTTTTGAAACACCAGAATATACAGCCAACTCAGATGCCTTAGGCACACTTAGAATATTAGAAGCAATTCGTATTCTAGGATTAGAAAAGAAAACTAAGTTTTATCAAGCATCTACTTCTGAAATGTTTGGATTGGTACAAGAGATACCACAAAAAGAGACTACTCCATTTTATCCACGTAGTCCATATGGAGTTGCTAAATTATATGCTCACTGGATTACTAAAAACTATCGTGAATCATATGGAATGTTTGCTTGTTCTGGTATTTTATTTAATCACGAATCACCAGTTAGAGGAGAAACATTTGTCACAAGAAAGATTACAAGAGCAGTTGCTAAAATACACCATGGACTTAATGATAAACTATACCTTGGTAATTTAGATGCTGAAAGAGATTGGGGCCACGCAAAAGACTTCGTAGAAGGAATGTGGATGATGTTACAGCAAGATCAACCAGATGATTATATATTGGCTACCAACCGTAAAATCTCAGTTCGCAGATTTGTTGAATTATCATTTAATGAAATTAATATTGATATCAAATGGATAGGAGACGGAGTCAATGAAAAAGGAATTGATTCTAAAACAGGAGATGTATTAGTTGAAATTGATCCAGTTTATTTTAGACCATCAGAAGTTGATTTACTAATAGGTGATTATACCAAAGCTAAAACTAAATTAGGATGGGAACCTAAGTATAAAGTTGAAGACTTGGTATCAGAAATGGTACAAGAAGATATTAAATTGTTTGCTAAAGATAAATACCTACAAGATGGTGGATATGAAATAACAAACTATTATGAGTAGACTAAAAGAGATTAAATCAGAAGTATATTATTCAACTGAACATCATTATAGTAAAGACATTTTAGGAGAATTAGAGAAAATCTTATCAGAAGAATTGGCTAGATCAATTGATGCACAAATAATGCAAGACCTTAAACCTTTTATTCGCGAATCTAAAATTGATTCTATCTTAGATATACTTGAAAAGTATGAACAGACTAGATCTTCTGAATAATAGTAGGCAACTCACTTAACTCCATTACTTTAGATTTGTTTAAAATAAATTCTATATCAATATAGTTAAACTTAAAAGTCATCGTAAAATCTTTTGCGTTGACTTTTTGTTGCGAGTAATCAAAGTTATTCTCAGACAGTGATAAAGCTATTATCTGGTGATAATTAATCTGATAGATAGCATCTCTGTGTATATCTACCGCAGTTACTATAAATGGCTTTATATACAGATTAACAACATCTAAATAATGCTTTTGAAAAATATCAAATAACACCCAATAATTTAAGTCAGAATCTACACTTCTAAATGTAACAGTAAGCTCTCTTGTAGATACAATATCATTTATGTTTCTAGCTGGCTTATAGTTTATCTTTTTACCATGCATGATAGTTTGTTCTGGTGTATCAATACTTAATCCTGGGAAGTTCACTGACTTAATCGTAGAGTTCAAATAATCAATAACATTCTCATATTGAACCCAGTTTTTTGCAAGCATAGGAGTATAGGTATTGATTATCTCTGTTGGGAGGAAATCACTCGGTAGATTAAAGACAAATTGGGCGGATTGGCTGGATAAACGGATGGTTATAAATTATTTTTTAATTCCTTTAAAAGGATATTTTTAATATTATCAAATTCATTATACTTTATTCTTATTAGTTTAACATTATTATTCTTACACCACTCATTTTTACACTTGTCTCTTTCTTTAATATCATTAAACTCTTCTTCACCACCAAATTGTTTAACTGGTTTAAAGTGTTGTATTCCATCAAACTCAATACAAACATTTTGTTCAGGTAAATAAAAATCAAAGCTTAGTTTATTAACATATTTGCATGTATCAAAACCATGTTGTCTTATATATTTAATTTCCAATTCCTCTAGAAACATTTTTACATATTCTTCTCCATTTGAATTTGATGAGCATTCTGGGCAACCTTGACCCCTAAGATGTTTTAAATGAAATTTTCCTCACTTTTTATATTGTACTTGATGTAGCTGTTGTTAGTGTCACACCACCTGCTGTTGTTGTTGATAATATAACAGTTGATTGCGTCGCTACTTTTCTAGTTATAACCGCCGTTCCACCAACAGATGTGTCAGGTATAATTTGTGTAACTGACGTAGATGCAACATTAGCTGCTGATGTATTTTGTTGGTTAAGATTATTGATGTTATTCAATGAGTCGTAAGTAGCAAATAAACCAGAATAAATAACAGTAGTTGTACTTAATTGTGTACTTGTTACATAAAATACATTAATACCTGACTCATATATCTTTCTTATATCACTGAATCTACCAGATGGTATTTTAAATGCTAAGAACCCTGATGATAGATTTATACTATCGCTTTCTGTATATAAAGGCACATCAACCGATATATTTGGATTCTTAATACTTAATTTTATCTCACCAAGATTAGTCATGTCTAGGTATTGAACCTGGTTAGACGTAATTTGATCAGCTACAATAATCTTCAAAACATTATCAAATGGATATAAAATAACCATAATTTTACCTACTCCAAAGAAGGTATCTTTACCATATGTTACACTATCAGATTTAGCAACAACGTTATATTTATCTGACAATATTGGATATGGAACCTTTACAGCTTCTAAAGCCGATGCTACTGATATATTTGCTGGTGTATATGAATTAGTATTCTTATAATTATATATTTTTGGCTTGTTAGCATTGTCTAAGTTAATCTTCATTAGTTTCAAACTATATTTAGATACTTGATCTTGTAACATACCGTAAGAAGCAATTCTAGTAATCTGACTGTTATCAACTGCGTCAATTAGATTCATTTGTACCTCAATAACAGCTGTTGTAGTAGAGTATTTTATAATAGGTCTATACTCTACCTTGTTCAGGAAGTCATTATTCACAGTAACCTTCATTGTCTTACCTTTAATGTTTTGTTCATACATAGTAATAATATACTCAACATAGTATCTGTTACCAAGGTAGACAGTACGCACCATAAAATCATTAAAGTCACCTATTGTTCCATTGTATGTGCCATATATCTCAAAGAAGTCTCCATTTACCGACTCTTCTATTATTAATCCAATCTTTTCAAACTCTGGTACTTGAGGAACTGATATTGTAGTCTTAGCTGATAATGAATATGTTTTAACAGAATTTATAGTTGAAATATTATTAATAAACTGAAAATCTATAAATAACGGTGTGTTCTTATCTAAACCGACACCACTAGTCAAATTATAGTTAATAGAATTTGTTTTGATAACTCCATTGACTACTTGATTAGAAACTGTATTTAGTGATGGTATTTTTAGTGATATTGATTTACCCCAAAGTTTTTCTTGAAAGAATAGAGGAGGATTTACATAGGTTAGTTCACCTGATTGATCAAGGTTTGTAACATCAAAAAAGAAATTTGTTAAATCAAATGTCGTTTTTTGAAAGATATCAAATCCATATGCTCTTAAGTAGAAACCTTGATAGTCACCAAATGTCCAATTTATCGGTAAATAAATGTTCAGAGTATCATGAGTGACCGGAAATCCAGAGGCATAGTCGTTTTCCTGTAAGAATGTATAAGTGTTTGTATCAAAAACACCATATTTATTAGTTACCAAGTCTATTGGAAACAAATTATTTGATGACTTATTTAATGTTGTGGTTGTATTAGAAGCTATATAGTTTTTGTTACCATTTTTAATATTAACACCAATTTTATATGGTTCACTAATAAGATTTGTATCATCATAAACATACTCAAGTAGTATGTTAGCATCAAGTTTTAGATATTTTGAGACCCTCATTTCCGGAAAGAATATTTTATAGTATATATAAAAAGAAAAACCTTTCTTAACGAAAGGTTTAAATTCTTTTCTGTATATCTATCTTTATTTCTTCGTCTGACATATTAGGATATCTGTTCTTAATAACCTTATATAAATCAGATTCTCTCTTTTTAAGCTTCTCCATATCTTTATTTATGTTTTCTACTTTATCAGAAACAGATTTTGACTCATCCTCGAGTTTGGTTAACATTTCCAATACTTTATCTCTTAGCGATGTCACACTTTCGTTTTTACCATCTAAACCTTTTAAATCATCAGATACTTTAATGAAGTTCTCACCTAATTTTTTTATATCATTTTCATATGACTCTAACTTTTCATTTAGTGTGATAAATTCTATTCTTATTTGTTTGGCACTTTGTATTATAGACTCTTCAATCATTTTTGATAATTATTTTTAACTACTTACATTAGTAGATTCTTTTTTACTCCTTCTTACCTTAGGTGTTGGATTATCACCTTCTTGTAAAACTTTGGTTTTTGTTGTGTTTGTTTTTTCAACTTTTGTGGTTGATTTCTCAGCCTTATTACCATATACAACTTTATTTATCTCTTCCTTTATTTTATTTCTAATAAAACTAGGATCACTTAATAATTTGTTAGTAAACTCATCTGCCAAATAATCAATAATACTTACTTCATATGAGTCTTCCATCATCTCGATAAAGTCTGGTCTAGGTATCTTACCATCAATTTTAATATTAACATTAAAACCTTGATTTCTTTTTATGTTTTTAAACATCGATATCATCGGGTCATTAGGTTGTTGAACCGGTTGTGGTTGAGAAACAAACTGTTCTGTTTTTGCTTTTTCTTTTGGTGATGTAACACTTGGATTTGGTTGAATGAATGGTCTAGGACTATTATTAACATCTTCAACAACCCTAACAGAAGTATCACCTTGTGGTAAAGGTGTTGGCATTTGTATTTCATCTTCAGGATCTAAGAACTGTCTGAATTTATCCATCTGATTCATTGCTTGATTAATATTGGTATTAGTCATCCTATTGGCTTTTTCTAATAAGATTCTTTTTTCCTCCTCAGGATCATACTCAGTGTAAGGAACCGATGTATCTTCCATTTGATTTAATACATCATTTGGTATAGATTTAATCTTTTCAGTAAAAACACTTAGATTAGACTCATTAAAAAATTCTTTTGGATCGATATATTGATCAAAGAAGTTTCTATCAAGAAGTCTATTAACATCAACCTTTTGTTTATTATCTAGTATCGCAATATTTTCAAACTGGTCTATTACAGATACTTGTCTGTTTGTATTGATATCAACAAATTTTTTATTTTTTACGTTTGGAAACATTATTAAAAATATATTTTAGTTATTTTATATATAATAAATATAAAAGTTTACCTATGAAACATTTAATATCTATAAACGAATATAAATCAGAATCCTATCAAAAAGTATCTCAAATGGAGAGAAGTGAACTCTATGATAAGAAGAGTGAAAGCTTTTCTGATAGAGAGATGGAATTCTTAAAGAACTGTAATAATTGGTATAAAGAATTTTATATGCTTAAAATAGATAATATTTTTGTTCCAAAACAATACACAACTGTTCAATTTCGTGATGTTAGTTATGGACCACCTAAGATAAAATTCTTTATTAGTAAGTATGAAGATGAATGGTTTTCTATAGAATTTTATGATTCTATAAGATCGCATAACTATGAAGTTACCTTCTATATCTGTGACCAATTTGAAGGAGTAAGATCTTTTTTAAAGGAAAAAATCCACAACCTTTAAGATTGTGGATTTTATTTTTCTTAGTTTAAATCGTCGAAGAAATCATCATCATCATCCGAACCACCACTTGTAGAAGTTGGTGTGTATGACTCTTCAAAATCAAAATCATTAGCCGTTGCTACAGTTTCTTTCTTGAAGTTACCAGAAGATTTACCAGTTAGATAAGCAATAATCTCATTTACCTTAGATTGTTGATCTTCAGATAATCTCTTTGGAGAAAATTCTTCTAATTCATGTTCTCTTTTTAATAATTGATCCTTAACCATTTGTTGAGCTTTAGGTTCAATTTTACCATCATTAGATGGTGCATTTTTGAAAACGCCTTTTTCTGCAAACCATATTGGTAAAGAAGAAGTTTCACTCTTAAAGCTACAACCTTTGTAATCAGGATAAGTTTCATCACCAGTTTGTATCTCTTTAACATTTAATACAAAGTTTTTACCGTTTGCCAAATCAAATACATTACATGGAGCATCAACTTCTCCATTCTTTGCTGCCAAGATTTTGTCTTTAATTGTTTTACCATATTGGAAAATCATTACCTTTCCAACAAGTTCAGGTTGTTGTTCGTCCTCAATAACAAGAACATAAGAATAGTATTTCTTAGAATACTTTAAGCATTTTGCTTTTTCTACTAAAATTGCATTTTTTGAATTAGTAAGACTGTAATACAAGTCTGTTAATGCACATTTTTCGTTAAAGTTTTTAGCTGAATCAAACCAACCAGAAAGTTCTTTAACATTTTTGATATCAACATAGTGAGTGATTTTCTCAATCGCTGATTGTCCTAATTTACCTTCTTTAGTTAAATTAGGTAAGAATCTAACAACTGATTTCCATCCTTTCTTTTTGTCGGTAACCTTTTTAAGGTCGACACGATAGATGCCATCGTTGTTAATTTGTTTTTGTTCATTTAAGAAGTCCATTTTACTGTCTAACCCACCGTCAAACAATTCGTCCATTTCATTAATTGCCATAATTGCCATTTATTTTTTATATTCAGGTCTTAAGCCCGATAGATATTATATGATATTGATTGAAAAAGTTTAATAAAAATATTAGTTTTTATAAAAATATTTCCTTATATTATATACATAAAAATAGCTGTATAAAACAGCTATTTAATTACTTTTTCTTTTTACTTTTTTTTACATGAGAAGTTGGTATTGGTAAACAAAAATCCTTGTATAACTTCATTCTCTTTAGATTCCAATTAGGCTCAAATTTTTTATTACTCCTATCTACATCTTGTTGTGTCTCAATCCCAGTATCAATCGGGTTTCTTATATACTGAATATTTGCAGTTGTATTATTTATATCCTCAATCTTATCACCTATATCAGTTCCCTTAGATGCCTTTCTAACTCTTTTCCATTGTTCTACTGAATGTTCTTGTGGCATCGCCCCCTCCTCTACTACAGGAAGACTAACTAATATAATAGAATTTCCATCTTCATCCTCAGTAAACTCTGCTATATAGTTTGCATCAACTATATTAAGAACCTCACCTAAAAGGTCCTTGATGTTTTTAACAGACTTACTTCCATCCTCATCAATTAAGAAATCATAATCACCCTCAGGATCACGGTTAATCATATTAACTATTTTTCTTTGTACAGTTCCCTCACTACCTCTGATAAACTGTTCTCTCCTTGTAGGATCTTCGCTCTTTGGTCGAATACTTATTATTCTTTTCATATCTTATATATTATATTATATTATACACTATATATTAAAAACATATTTCACTTTTTAGTGAGTATTGAGATTTAATATATAAATAAAAATACCAATAACAATGAATACATATACAATAGATGAGTTAATTGACTTCGTACAACAAGATCTAACTGTTGGTTGTGCCTTACCCAAGGTATTACCAGATACAGAAATAAGGAGGTTTATAGAAACGAGAGCTATTAAGTGGTTCTGGCAGAATTATATGTATGCCGTATCAAAAGTATATTACTATGTTGATAAAAAGGCATTTACAACTGACGAATTTACAAAATATAGCTATATAACACTACCTTGTGAAATACAAACCATCCCTTTTATCTATCAAGTAATGGGTGGATCACTTTTACAACTAGGTATTAATACTCCAAATTTATCCGTCAATCTCGGTGTCACAAATCAACCCTATTTATCATCATATGTTACCACAATTGGTGAGTTGGGTGTTTATAAAACCCTTATTGACTCATTATCTGATATGATGAATCAACTAAATAAGTACACTGTTAAATACCATTATAATCCAATGATGAATCGTCTTAACATATTAACTAATATGAAATATGATTTAGTATTAGAAACATATGCCGGGGTTCCTCCAGAAAACTTATTTACAGATCCATACTTTATAAAATATGTAACCGCTTGGGGCAAAGTTCAAACTGCTGCTTTATTAGGTCGATATGACTGGCAATTACCGGGTGGGATCAAATTTAACTCCGCTGACCTATCTTCACAGGGAAAAGAAGAAATGAAAGAAGTTGAAGAAGAATTTAAGAATATGAGTAATTCGTCTTTTTTCTTCATGATAAAAAAATAGTTACCATCGGAAGGAATCCAACATAGTGACTAAAAATAGAAATTTTTCTATATTTTATAATAATATATATACCTAAAATTAACCAAACACATGAAAGAATTTTTAAAAAACCTACTTTCCGATTCCGGATCGATATCATCAAAGAGATTTGCTGGTATACTTGCATTAGTAACTGCTATAGCACTTGGATTTATTGATACATATGGTCATAAAATAAGTGATTATGTATTCGATGGATTTCTAATTTTTGCTGGATCTTCTCTAGGATTAACCATTGCTGATAATCTTATTAAGAGCAGGACAACTCCAACAGATACTACTCCGAAACCTTAAACAAAAAAGAGGAACATTAGTTCCTCTTTTTTCATTAGTTTATGTGACTTATAACTTCTTTAAAACATTCTAAGTCTCTTCCTCCACCATAAGATATTGAACTTTGTAGACATTCTTTAAGAAATTGATATTCTTCTAATATAGTTCGATCTTTATAATCAATCAATATCTTCTTTCCTTCAATTCTATTGGATTTATTACTTTGGAACTGAGAAGCACTTCCCCAAAACTCTTTGTATTGTTTACCACTAAATGATACAGTGCTGCCTGGTGAGTCCTTAAATCCTGAAAGCATTCCACCAACCATTACTAATGTTGCACCCATAACCAAACTTTTTGATATATCAGCTGGTTCTTTTATTCCACCATCACCAATAATTGGTTTTTTAGCAACTAACGCACAGTCTTTAATTATCGATGCTTGACAGTTTCTACTGCCAAATCCCGTTGTTGGATAAGTAGTACATGCGCTGCCTGAGCCGATCCCAACCTTAATAGCATCTGCTCCCCATTTCTCTAGATCTTCTACAGCATCTTGTGTTGACACATTTCCTGCTATAATAAAAGTGTTTGTAAACATATTGTGAATAAACGGTATCATTTTTTCCATTTTAATCGAATGTCCGTGTGCAATATCTACTGTAATATAATCTGGCTCTACTCCAAGTGATTCTAATTTTGATAAAAAATCATAAGAGTCTTGATTAACACCAACTGATATAGATATTGGTAGATCTAAGTTCTTCATTTTTTTACAGAATTCCAATGTATCACCAAATCTATGCATGATATAAAAGAATCCATTTTTTGCTAATGTAATAGCAACTTCCTCATTGATTACACATTCCATATTAGCTGGAACAACTGGTAAGTTGAACTTAAACCTTCCTAATTGAAATGATGTATCACATTCACTTCTAGAATCAACTATACACTTTCTTGGTATAAGGTTAATATCACTAAAATCAAATTTCATATTTATTTTAATTTTTATTAATAAAAAGAGTATTTATTATTTTCTATAATACAGTAGATATTACAAGGTAATAAGTTAACCTCTTTTTCATTTTCATCTACAACAAATCTTGATGAACCTTCAATTAGCTTTTCATTTGTTATTCTAACTGTCATATTATTTAATCCTTTTAACATAATATAAATTGGATCTTCTTTTGATATTTTTAGTGAGTTATCTTTGTTTCTCAGTTTTCCATTGTTATCTTTAAAATAACACTTTTCAATCAAGTCTTTTAGTTCTTTTTCTTGATTAATTTCAATCTTCATTTCATACTTCATAATTATAAGTCTTTTAATTTAATAAATAAATCTCTTTGCTCCTCTGTTAGTATTTTAGGTATTAGTATATTCACTTTTATGTGTAAACTTCCGGTGCTATATGACTCCCCATTCATAGATAAGTTTGGTATGCCTTTGTTTTTAAATGTGAAAACTTTTCCCCCATCACATCCATTAGGTATATTTATACTAATTTCACCGTGTGGAGTTTCAATAGTAGATGTTTTTCCTAAAACAGCATCTGAAATAGTAATCCAATGGTTATAGTTTAGGTCTGTTCCATCACGTTGGAATTTATCATCCGGTATTTCATTAACAGCAATAAATAAATCACCTGGATCTCCATTTCTAACATGATTACCATTTCCTGGCATATTGATTTGTACTCCATTTACGGCACCTGCTGGTATTTTAATATCAATAGTTTCCTCTTTAAGAATTGTTCCTTCTCCTCTACAATCATTACATTTATGTTGTACTATTTTACCAGTTCCATCACAGATGTTGCACAAATGAGCTTGTTGAACTCTTCCGAATGGTGTATTCTGTACAACTACCTTTTTACCTTGTCCATTACAAGAGTAACAAGTGTTTAAGTCATTACCACCTTTCCCATCACATTTTTGACATTTATCTTGTCTTTTGTATTTTATTTTCTTATTTGATCCAAATATAACATCAATTAAGGTTAAATTAACCGGAACTCTTAAGTCATTTCCTCTTTTTCTGTTATTGAATCCACCACCTCCGAATCCACCTCCAAATATATCCCCAAACTGTGAGAATATATCATTCATATTAAATGGATTTCCACCACCATTAGACCCATTAGCTGTTCCAAAGGTATCATAATTCCTTCTTTTGTTTTCATCAGACAATACATCATATGCTTCAGCAGCTTCTTTGAACTTATTTTCAGCTTCGCTGTCACCTGGATTTCTATCAGGATGTAGCTCCATTGCTTTTTTTCTATATGTCTTTTTGATTTCATCTGGTGTTGCATTCCTATCTACACCAAGTATTTCGTAATAGTTTTTCATTTTAATATAGTAAGATTTTTATATATACATAGCACTAACTTATATAATATATTTAACATGAGTTTATTTATTTATTATATTTGTATATAAAATATTAGTTTTAATATGATTTATGATAAAATATACGACTTCTGTAAAGTCAGAAATCACGGCAACTGTTTCAAGAATGGACAGGAACCAACACCAAGGGTTAAATTTATAATGGACTTGTTAGATAAAGAGGGTATTGAGTATGAACTCGATATTTTTGAGGAAGAATACCAATCTTGGGGTGGTTATAGAAGAAAAAGTCAGGAACGTCCGAAAAGAAAGGCAAATTTTGATAGAAGGTTTTTTAGTAGATTTTTTGATGAAGATGAGTTGGATGATATAGACTTTGATACTGATATTGATGAGGAACCAGAAGAAGTTATTACTAATAAATATTTCAATATTATTATGAAAGGAACTTCTAACAAAATGATTATAGCACATCACGATGTTAATAATCATACTATTGATAATGCAAATGATAACTCTTGTTCTGTTATAAATGTTATAGCTACTAAAAAACTAAGACCTGATGTAAATGCGGTTTTAGTAGATGGTGAAGAGTTTGGTGGTATTGGTTCTAAGAGATTAGGTAAACAAATTAATGAAGGTAAATTCGGATCAATTGATTGGGTACTTAATTATGAATTAACTGGAAAAGGTGGTGAAAATTTCTTTATTGGTAACTATCCTGGTAAACTATTTAATCATATTAAAAAATTATTTGATTGTCCAGTAGTTAATACACCATTTAATGATGCTGTTACACTAAGAGGATTGGGAATTGATTCAGTTGTAATTAACCCTGTTCCACCCTTACCAAAGGATAAAAAATCGGATGTTGTTTATAATGGAGTTTGTCTAGACACTTCTATATTACATCACTGTCACAATGCAAAAGACAATGTTGCTTCGATATCAACAAGTGATATGAAAGACTTTGTTGAAAAGGTAATATTAAAAATATTAAAATAATGATTAACCCTTGTAGTGAAATTCCATTAGGAAACATAGAGGCTTCTGCCTTAGACGCTCCTCAGTTATATAGAATAAGAGTATTTAATAAGGAACTAACTTTATTTACAATACCATCATATGTAGATAATTTTATGTCTTTCTTTGGGAATCTAAGTGAATATAAATACGAAGATTGTAAATCCAAATTGATATTAGATGTTTTGGGGTATGATTATACACTATCTCCCGAAAAGTTTGAAAAATCAAAAAGTCTTTTTAAGAGGACACTTGATATATTAGAAAGCGATCTAGTATTCAAAGAATTAATAAGATTAAACGATTTAAGATTAAGTCGTGATGAAAATATAGATAATCTCCTCGATATGTAGATTATGATACAGTATATATACTTATATGAGTTATATTGTATCAAACAAAACATCTAATGTAGAAGTTAGAGTCTCATTAGAAGAGATAGAAGGAAGAACTATTTACAATGGTCACGTCCTAGCAATACCCGATAATATACTGGATCAAATATTAACCTATTCGTATGAAAGATATACGAATAGGTATTTCTTTGTTGATTATGTAATATGGGATGAGAAATACCAAATGCAACCACTAACATCTCAAATGACAGATTGTTATTTTAACCACCGTGATAACTTAGAAGGTTTGAGGAAATCCTTTGATACACTATTAAAACTACTTCAAAATAAGTTTGGTAAGTCTCGTAGAATTTATATAGTTGAAATATAATATATAGATTATGATACACCTTAAATTATTTGAGAATTTCAATGAATTATATAAGCAACTTGATGATGATGTTGTTGCTAACTTTGCTGGTAATAGAGACTTTGATACATTTAGTGATAAAGAGGTTAGTAATATAGCAAATCTATTTTCCGAAGACACACTGTATTCTCATAGAAGAGGATATGTTTTTTACCAAGGTATTGTAGACCAACTAACAGATCCAATTGATTATATCGACATAATCATTCCTGGTGGAGTTTCGGTTATTATATGGAAGTTTGAGGATGATTATTATATCTTATCTATTGGTGTGAGAAATGATAGATATGGTGCCTATGTTTACAATCTATGTGATACTTATGAGGGATTGAAAAAGTGTATATTAGACAAATTAAAAAATACTAAAGATCCAAATGAAGATTAAAAAATATACTGACTTTCTTACTGAGAAAGAAGAGGTTAAAGAAGAAGTAAAGGATATAAAAAAGTCTCCCGAAAAGAGAGACTTTGAAGAGGATGATAATGATGTCGCAGTTATGCTACCGACTTGGAATACATATTAATTATATCTTCTCTA